AGCTAATGATAATGAATTAGCATTAGCAGAACAATCCATAATACGCGCGATTGCAGTCTGACCCAATTCAGCATTGGCAATTGATGGCCAATAGAGTGGAGTGTTAACTGAAAAACTTAGCGCTTCATATGAAACGTCTGTTGGTTGAACAACGGTTCCAGTAAATGGTGAGGTATAGATAGGTGTGGTCATGTTTAAGGCTCTTGAATAGTTGTGTTTCTATCAAATCGACGAGCATTATCTTCTTTCTTGAGTGCTATTAATGAATCGTCGTAGTATTGTTTCCAGATAGGTAATTTATCAAGTGCTTTTAAGTAACCTTGCGCTTGCAATAAAGTACCAAATAACATCGCTTGAGGACACTCGCGTGTAAATAGATTTTGTTGATTAGTTGAATCTAATGGTTGAACTAAACTGTAGTAAGTTATTTCAACTGGATATGATTGATCTGGGTATGGAGCAAACGCCCAGTTATTGTAGTCATAATCAGCGTAATAAATAGGTTGACCAGATGTAGACTCATTTTGATATTGCGCTACATAATCTTGTGAACGTAACAAGATAGGTTGACCGTTAACTTTCATAGATACAGTTTTACGCCATCTTGCTGGTTTATTTAAAACAACTTGATTTGCTGCTAATGATGTCTCCACAACAACAAGTTGCAAGAATGTTTTAAGTTCTGCAGCGATTGCAGATTCTGCTAATCCAATTAAATTAGGAATTTGCGCCACGAATTGTGCATCGTCACGCTCCATGTAATTAATTACATCAGCAACTAAATTGTCGTAGGTTTGTACGTATGCGCCTGTCATTATCTAGTGTAGTAACTTATGTTAGGTTGGAAATAGATTGGAGACTTATCACGATCTTCTTCTTCAGCTTGTTGACGCATATCAAGCGCAATTTTTTCTAAGTACTGAATACGTGCTAAATCAGTGCCAGGTAACTGCATTGATAATTTGTGTGATAGTGCAGATTGAATATAAGGCACCCAACGATCAGGTAAATAAAGTTGATTTGTTAAACTACCCACATCTTGAGGTTGCATTTCCAAAATCATTTGGAATGCTTGGTAGTTATTGTTAGGCACTGGCCATAGATACATTTGTGGATCAACCTGACGGTTAAACCAGAATTGTAATGATCTTTGGCTTGGGAATTGTTTATTAGGTAAATCAAAATAGTCAGTTCTATTTAAACGAGCCAATGGAATGACTTGTTGTGATTGTGCAAATTGAATAGCACGAAGTGAGAATGTAGAACTTGTATTACGATTCTTTAAACGATAGTAATAGAACTGTTGTGTTGCATTAATGGTAATATAAGACCATTCATAATCGTTTAATGTTACTTCTGGAAATGATTGCCAAGTTTCCCAATTAACGCCGTCATTACTTACTTGGAAATCTAAATCATAAGTTGTTGGACCATTAGGAGAATAGGCATTAAATCCTGCATAGAAAACACGTGTTTGGTTTGAGTAAGCAGCACCAAACCAGTTTTCTGATAGTGTGGATGTTGCATGTTGACTTAAACTTGCATTACCATTTTGATCAAATAAACTAGGTGCTCCTGTATTGTCAGAAGGGAGTGCCTGAGAAATGGTTGGATTAACAATGTAGATCCAATTTGCCTCGAGTACATCGACGCAATTTTTTGGCATGGTTAAATATTGTTGATTGGTTTGTGCTCCAAGAACAACAATCTGTTGCAACCAAATGTTAACACCACGGTTAACAGAGTTTTGTAGAATGTAAAATAACGCCTGTTTACCAGCGTTGATATATTCAGGCGTGATTTCTTCTGCTGTTTTACCAGCATCACGGTAGGCATAGCTAATAAGTTGATCGACCGTTATCTTGGTTTGATCATAGGTGCCAGAGTAAGCCAATGTTATCTCCCGCGACCAGCAGCTTTACGCATAGGCTTAGAGCTAAAGGATCGACCTTTATCAGCCTTGGCAAACTCCTTACCAACTTTTTGTGAAATCCCAACCTTTTTTGCAAAAGATGGAGAGTGTGCTACACCCTCCATGAGATTATGTTGTGCTTTTGATTTACTTGGCATTCTTAGTCTCCTGTATGTGAAAACATACCGCGGTTAGCCATCTCTGCAATAGTTGCATCAATTTGCTCTTTTGTATATGGGCTTTGATTATTAAGATTTTGTACTGATCCTGGAGGTAATGGAAGAGTCCCAGGATTTCTTATATCATAACCTTCTGGTAATCTATGTGGTCCAGTTATTACAGAATTTTTTGGAAGAGGAATAGATCCAATATTATTTATATTTACACCATCTGGTAAAATATAAGGTAAATTTTGAACCATTGGACCATTTATACCAGGAAAAAGTCTTTTTGCAAGTTCACTATTAATAGTACGACTTGCAGAACCACCATCGGCCATATGTTTAACGTGACCACCTTTTTTCATTACAAAGCCGGGACCAAAACATCCACCATTAGCAGTTGGATTAATGCCACCAGTACGACCTATTGGAAGAATACCAGGAGTAGGTTGTTGCATTTGTGGTCGTTGCATAGCTGGAATGCCATTCATTCTTTGTTGTTTAGCATACGCTTGAGCTTGCAACATTTGTTGTAATGTTTGAGGAGGGATTCCTGAAGCTGGATTGTATGGTGCTGGATTATTTGCATCCAAAGCACCAGTCAATGAGCCGTCGGCCATGTGCTTCTTATGTCCGCCGGCTTTAGCTTTTTTTGATGCGTGACCGCCTTTTTTAAAAAAGTCAGAAGCTTTAGGTTTAGCACCTGCAGATTCTGCATTAGCTTTTTTATCGCCTGTTGGTGGGACTTTATTAATTTTGTCTACATCGCCAGCTGGTTTTGATTTTTCTTTTTCTACATCAGAACCTGCTGAGTATTTACCAATCTTGCCGCCTTTTTTAGCTTCTACTTTCTTTTCTGTAGATGGCTCTGTGGATGGTTCTACTGAACCGCCTTTTTTGTATTTACCACCGCTGCACATTGCCTTGCCGCCTTTTTTAAGTGCTGCAGATTTAGCGTCAGCTTTCTTGTCGCCAGTAGCTTTAATTTTTTTGATTTCATCTAAGTCGCCAGATTTTTTGTGCATCTCGATTGCACCGCCAGCTTTGTATTTTTTAACTGTGCCTTCTTTTTTCTTATCACGGCCACCTTTTTTGAGCTTGATTTCTGTTGGCTCTTTTTTGTGTTCAGCTTCGTCGTGTTGTTTGAATGCTTTTTTGATTAGAGCTTTATCTTGAGCAATGTCACCACCTTCTTTGTGATGTTTAGCTTTGCCGCCCTTTTTCATGATATTGATGTGACCGCCCTCTTTGTAGCATGGCATGTCAGATTTCATTTTTGTATTACTTTTAAATCCGTCCATTTTTGATTCCTATAGGTTAAAAATTGATAAAATTAGGATGATCAGTCCTTAGCTCTACTAATGCACAAAAGCCACTTTTTTCGCCCCATGTAGGAATAATTCGCGCTCCCTGTAACGTCTAGCTTCTAGTATGGCAGGCTTATTCCAAAGTAACATGGCATCAGCCGCACCAAGGAAATTGTGGTTTCTGATGTTTCTAATAACCGTTGATCTTTTAAAGTTGTCAACGCCAATATTAAAGCAAAAACTTAAGAGTGCCTCATATTGGTATGTAGTTAATTCGTAGGGTGACGTCTCCTCCACTGCAGTGCTACAGGACTTTATATCCTGCCTAAAAAGCTGTAATACCTCGGCATCCGTGAGCGTCTTATGTTTAAGGTGATCCTCATCTTTTTTAATGAGGTGACCAATACCAATGGTAAGTTTACCTTGGCTGTCTCGGTAGGCTTCATTTCTAAAGCCTTCCTCTTTTGATAATAGAATAACCTGATTGGCTATCTTTGAAAGATCCATTTCCAACTTGGTATGGTTCACTTGCTCCGTATTGCACGTGATCGAAAAAAGTGTGAGCAATCCTGCAAGTATAAATACTTTGTTCATGATTAATCCTTTCTCTGCGTATGTTACCGCAAATTAATGATTCTATGTTAGATTTTTGGGAAAACTAAGCTAGAAAAGCCCAGAATAAGAAGAGAGAATTGTTCATATTTAACCTCCTAAGAACAGTTGTTTTTCGTCATTTCGACGGGTGACGAGACCCTTGATGATTTTACCACCAGCCCTGACATACTTCGTGAATTCCTCCGCAGCGCCCTTTTTATCATTGCGAATAATCTTTTGACGGAGGGTTGATCGCTGTAGTACCCCAAGACCAAGATTGAAGCTAAAACTAATAAGAGCATCAAATTCGCCTTGTGTAAGTTGCACAGGACAGAACTTTGACACTCCCTGCTCAAATCGAGCCAAATCTTTTCGAAGAATCCCATCTACTTCCTCCATGGTTAAAACTCTATTCCATTCTGGCGGTAGGGATTTACCATCACCAATAAGGTGTCCTACGCCAACAGTCCAAAGTTTAACACAGTCTTGGTACGGTTTCAAGCGTACACCTTCGTGATGTTTAATTAATGCTATACCTTTGTCAGATATCTGCATTAGTTTTTCCAGTGACGTGA